AGATCCTGCGTATGCTAGGATGATTTATAATCAAATCGCAAAAGCTCCTGTTTTTGGGGATGATACGTTTGAGAACTATGTTGAGAAGGGGTATCAGTATAACTCTGATGTTTACTCTATAATTAACCTAATCACTAGGAAAGCAGCGACTGCACCTCCAATACTTTATGAAGTAATAGACGATAGAGCATTTCAGAAATATAAATCTTATACACAAAATGTATCTAAACCACAAGATGTTCAAGAAGCTAACTACTTAAAGACTAAAGCATTAGTAGAAGTAGAAGAAACGCATCCGATTATACAAACACTATTAGACCCCAATGATTACCAGTCGTACTACGAGTTCATGGATAATTATTTTGGATTTAAGCTAATTACTGGCAACTCTTACATTTATGGTATGGGTGCTGTTACTGGTAGTAATGCTGGTAAGTTTAAACAACTTTATGTACTTCCTGCTCACTTAACTAGAATTGTTAGTGGTGGTAGATACAATCCAGTAATGGGTTATACATTAAGTACCTCTTACGGTAAAGAGGAATTACTTGCTAGTAAGGTTATGCACTCTAAGTATTGGAATCCAGATTATTCAACAGAAGGTTCTCACCTTTATGGACAATCTCCACTAAGAGCAGCAATGAGAGTTATGCAACAGTCAAATGATGCACAAACAGCCTCTGTTAAGTTATTCCAGAATACTGGAGCAATGGGTATATTATACGATGCTAGTGAGGATAATCAGTTATCTCCAGAACAGGCGTATGAGATGCAACGTAAATGGAAGTCGGAATATAGTGGCCCACAAAACGCTGGTAATATTATAGTATCTGCATCTAAGGTAGGTTGGCAACAAATAGGTTTATCCCCAGTTGATTTAGCGATTATTGAATCAATGAAGATGAATCTTAGACAGATGTGTAATGTTTACCATGTGAACTCTGCTTTATTAAACGACCCAGATAACAAGACGTACAATAATATGTATGAAGCTCGTAAAGCCTTGATTTCAGACGCTATTTTACCAGAGTTGATATCAGCTAGGGCAGACATGAATAAATGGCTTGTAGCTCCTTATAATAAATCAGAAAATAAAAAGTATTTCTTAGATTTTGATTTAAGCGTCTTCCCTGAATTGCAGGAAGATAAGAAAGAGCAAATATCTTATTTGGAAAGAGCCTGGTGGTTAACACCTAATCAGAAACTTGAAGAAATGGGATATGGTCGTAATGAGAATCCAGATATGGATAAGATTTATGTAAGTATTCAGGTTACCCCTATTGACAAGTTAAATATGGATCCTGTAGAACAAGCTGTAGGTATTGCAAATGCACAAGCTAGTAAATCTGTAAATCCTATAGAGGATGAAAAGCCAATGGCTCAATTAGCTACTATGGCAAAAGAGTTTAATAAAGCTCATCCAAGTAAAAGAGTAACTACTGCTAAATTAGAAGAAGTATTTGCTAAAGGTATTCAAGTATTTAAAGAACAAGGATTGAAAGGTAATGAAAATGCTTTTGCAATGAATTTTGTAAATCGTTTCTTAGATGCATTAAGTAAAAAAAAAGCAATAAAAATAATCAGTTTTGATTTTGATGGAACTTTATCATTAGAAAAAAATCAAGTAAAAGCTAAAGCATTAATGGATGCTGGTAATATAATTCATATTGTAACTAGAAGACAAAAAGATACAGGAAGTGAACAAGTATATAATGTAGCTGAAAAATTAGGGATCCCAAAATCTAGAGTACACTTTACAAATGGTAAAATGAAATGGACTTTCTTTGCTAATTCAAATATTCAAATACATTATGATAATAATCCAGATGAGGTTAAATTAATTAATGAGAAAACAAATACTAAAGCAATTTTAATTAACTAAAATATGTTATTATATAAAAATCTACAACAGGGAATTTCAGATGTTGATGTAAAAAAAGGAATCGTAACAGGTTATTTTTCTTCATTTGACAATATGGATAGTGATGGAGATGTTATCCGTAAGGGAGCTTTCTCTAAAACAATTAATGAAAATTTCAATAGAGTTCGTCATTTACTTGACCATGATGCTACAAAAAGTGTAGGTAAAATCATGGAATTAAAGGAAGATCAAAGAGGTTTATACTACGAAAGTAAGGCAGGTCGCCATACACTTGGAAGAGATTTTCTTTTAATGGTAGAAGATGGTTTAATAACTGAACACTCTATTGGGTTTGTAACTATTAAACAAAAAGGAATGGGGCAATATAATGAAATATCAGAAGTTAAATTATATGAAGGTTCTTCATTACAGGGATGGGGTGCTAATGAAATGACACCAATTACAGGCATGAAAAATTTTGAAGATACAACTTTCCTTATGGATAATATATTAAATGCCATTAAAAATGGTAAATACACCGATGAAACATTCGCAAAATTAGAACTTCAATTATTACAATTACATAAGCAATTACAAATTCTTAAGGAAGCATCAGTTGATACTCCAGAGCCATCAGAAGAGAAGTCTACTATTACAGTAACGATTTCTATAGATGATACTGCGGAAGACAACCCGATGGAAGAAGATGACGTTGTTGAAGAAGGAGTGCCAGAAGAGGATATGCCAGAAGAAAAAATGGATTCCGACATGGAGTTTGAATTATTATTAAACAATTTATTAGAAGATTACACAAATGGAAAAAGTTGAACAACTAAAGTCTGCTATAAACGAGAACGTTAAGAACGTCGTTGCAGAACAAATTAATGAGAAAGCTCAAGCGATGGAAACACGTCTTGATGAAATGGAAATTAAATTACAAAAACAAAATTCTACAGAAAAAATGGAAGCTAAGTCTTTTGAATCGTCTTTTGCAGACCTAATTGCAAAGAACTTTGATGCTATCAGTGATGTATCTGCTGGTAACAAAGTTAAATTTAATATGAAAACAGTTGCTAATATGACTGTTGCTGGTAACCTTACAGGTGATGCAGTACGTACATATCAGCCAGGTGTTGCTATGGTTCCTAACCGTTTGGTTAATTTCCGTAGCCTTATCCCTGCTGTTAATTCAGCTACTGGTATCTATACATTGTATCGTGAAACTGGAACAGAAGGTTCTATTTCTGTACAATCAACACCAGGTGATGCTAAAACACAAATTGATTACGATTTAACTGCGGTTACTTATACTGCTCGTTATATTGCTGGTTATGCTCGTATTGACAAATCAATGCTACAGGATCTTCCTTTCCTTCAATCAGCATTGCCACAAATGTTGCTACGTGATTTCTATAAGGCAGAAGATGCTAAGTTTTATGCTGATCTTATAGCAGCTGCTACTGGATCTACAACTACTTCAAATACTGTTGACGTAGAACAAATTATTGATTATATTACAAACCTTGAAAGTGCTGATTTTGCAGTTAATGGTATTGTAGTTAATCCTAAGCAATGGGGTAGACTATTGTTAACTAAACCTGCTGATTATTCAATCCCTGGTGGTGTAACAATTACTCCTGATGGAAATATTGCTATTGCAGGTATTCCTATCTTTAAATCAAGTTTTATAGCTGATGATAAGGTACTTTTAGGAGATTGGAACATGGCTAAGAGAGTTGTAGTTGACGATCTTAAAGTTGAGTTCTTTGAGCAAGATTCTGATAATATCCAGAAAAACTTGGTAACTGTTCGTATCGAGGCTCGTGAAGTTCTTGCTATCGATAGAGTTGACGCTTTCGTTTTTGCCGATCTTGGTAACGTAGCATAATAATTAAAGTAGTTTGGAAAGCCTAGCTGGGAGGATCGTTTCCTCCCCTACTTTCAAATAAATAAATTATGAGCAAAAAAATAAAAGTAAAATATTCATACAGAGATTTAGTATTGGATAGATTTGTTAAAGAAGGTGAAGAATTGATTGTATCTGACGAACGAGCAGAAGTTTTATTAAAGAAGGGTTTTATTCGTAATGTAGAAGATGTAGTTGAAGAGATAGAGGAAAAACAAGAAAAAATTGAAGTTAAAACAAAGGAATTAAAAATATCTAAAAAAAATAAATAATGACTTTAGGACTTGATGTAAAAATTAATAATGATTTATCAACTGAACCAGTTACAGTTGTTGAGATGAAGTCTTATCTTAATATAGATTATTCAACTTGGGATACATTACTTGCTTTATTAATATCATCAGCTAGAACAAGACTAGAAAGATATACTGGTAGTACATTTGGTTCTAAAACATTAACTGCTACCTTTAATCAAGTTGCTGATGTTGTTGAGATACCTTATGGGCCGATACAATCAATTACTTCAATCAAGTCTATAGATGAAACGGGTACAAAGACATTATTAGTTGCAGGAACGGATTATGTTATTATAGGTGAAGGATTCAAAAAGATTTCTTTTTATAATAATGGGTTAACTCCTATTGAGATTATATATGTTGCAGGATATACTGCTTTACCAGCTGACCTAAAGATTGCTGTAATGAAACAAGTTGGTATGGACTTTGAGTTTAGAGAGAACGTAATGGATTCTTCTTATACCACAGAGCTTTCCAACGGAGCTAAACAATTCGCATCAAGTTATAGAAGGATATTAATGTTCTAATGAGAAGACCGTATTATAGAAGTGCAGATTTAAGGGAGCAAGTAGAGGTTATTACTTATACCGTTACTACAGATGCAGCAGGAGGTACTGAACCAACATACGCTACTTCTTATACAACATTTGCAAAGGTAGACCCTTATGATGGTGATTTATTCTTAGAGGGTGGAGCAAGAGTATTAAATAATAAAACTACTTTTACTTTAAGATATAGAGGATCGCTAGTGGTTGATAATCAGTACATACTTG